TGACCCCACCGATACCTTCGAGGCACCCTAATGTGAAGCCCGTTGTCAAGTCACAAGCCATAGTATTTTTTTTTATTAGTTAGTTAAAGGGGGCTGTTGCACCCCCGTTGTTTTTAAATGTTATACACCCCAGTATGTGATGTCCTCAGCCACTGCGATCTGTGCACCCAAGTAGAAACGTGCGCCGTAACGTACATTCTGTGAACCATCCAAATTCTGCATGTCAAGAATGAACACTTCGTTCAATTGATTCTCTTGCCAAGTGCCTAACATCAAGTTAGAACGCTGAGAGAATATGATTCTATTAGCACTCATGCCCGGACATACATAGATTTCGTACATGCCCACAAAACGCTTTGATACTTCAGGACCAGCCGTGTTGTACCATCCGTTACCATCAGCCAACTGTGCTTGCATATATGCTTCCCATGCAGCTTGTCCCATGTAGATTGCAGGCTTTTCAGCAGCACCTTTTACGGCAGCAGGTGCAGTGTTGATGATGTCCCAAATGGTAGCAATGATGTTACCAGAAGTGATTGCACCTGAACCTGCAGATGTTGCAGCAGATGCAAGTATTAATGTCTCAAAGCCATCGTACTGACCTACTGTTGCGTTTACACCTGACCACATTATGGTTTCGTTTGCAGCAGCAATACCACCAGTCAAACGCTCAATAATTGCGTCTTGGATTTGTGTGTTCACACGACCACTCATCACATCACGAGTTGTCCAGTCAATGAAGAAATCTTTTTTACAGATTTGACGTTGCACCTGAAACTCTTCCAAAGTCAAAATGCGCTCGGTCAAAGTGATTGTACCTGTTGGGGTAAAGTCACATGTGCCAGCTGCAAATGTTACAGTGTCATCAATTTTACGCACTACAGATTTGTAAGGTACGTTTGGCTTCATTGTAACATACCCTGCGGATACGTTTGACAATAACGCCTTAGCTACGATTTCACCAGCTAATTCACCTGCATAGGTGGTGGTGAGTGAAGTTGTTGTTGGCATACTTAATTAAAATTTATGAGGTGAATTAATTTACATTTTTGGAACGAATAGTTTCCATGAAGTCGCTGAACGTGTTACCATTCGATGCAACTACAGGTGAAACATTCTTTTTAAATTCTTGTGATTTTACCGAAGGCACGGCAGGTGCTTTCTTAACTGATGCTAGTTCAGTTTTAGAAGCAGCAAGCTCGGTAGATAGTGCAGTCTTATCAGTCTCAAGTGCAGCAATGCGCTCGGACAGTTGACCTATTACAGCTACAAGGTCCTCGCTGCTCATCTCGGTTTCAACTTCCATTTCACCAATCATTGCAACCATTCCATCTTCGCCTACGGTTACCATAGTGATACCATCCTCAAGCATGTATTCGCCTGCCGGAACTGGTACGGGATTGCCTTCTGCGTCTTGCGTGTAGATATCTACACCTGCTACCCACTCAGAAGCGGTTGAATAGATTTTAGTACCATCGCTCAAAGTGCCTTCTACTGCAAACTTCAATTCAGTTGCAGGTGCTTCTGCTGTAGCTTCCGCTGTGACTTCTTCTTCGAACTTGATACCAACTGTTGATGGGTCAATTCCGTATTTATTAAATACGCTTTTGATTTGTTCTTTGATGTTTGACATTGTTGGATATTTGACTATTGTAGCAAATAAGCCATTTTGTTACATCCAACTTTTTAATTATCTTAGCAGTGTAATTAAATACCACAATTATGAAAACACCAGAAACATTCACAAAGAAAGTATCAGTAAGGCTGACTGAAAAGCAATACAAGCTGGTCAGTAAAAATGCAAAAACATCGAAGATGAATCTTGCCGAATACTTTCGGTCGATTGCGCTTTGATAATTTGTCTTGGTTGACAAACAAAAAAAAAGGATCTACGTTTAGATCCTTTTTTTTTAACCAAAACTTCTAACCACTAAATCTATTTGACGACTTGTATAGTGCTGCTGTTGTTGTTGCTGTTGCTATCAGGCACACCATTGACTGCAACTATTGTGATGTTCCAATTACTTGGGAAGGAAAGTGATGCAGGTGTATACATTACACTACCAAAGGACATGCTTTGTCCTATGTTTATTTGATCAGCACGATTCCACACACCAACAGCACCGCCTTCAAAACCAAAGGTAGCTTTCCATGAAGTCACTGCAACAGTGCCACGATTCCACACTGTGTAATTCATGCGCACACGTGTTGCATCTAACCATGTGTAGCCAGTTACTTTTACTTCCATGTCAACACCACTAACAGGTGGATTGAGTGCAGTAATTGTGCAACCTGTGCTTATCGTGTTGTCATTTTCATTCGTCTCAATTAGCACCATGTTAGGATCAATGGTAAGTGAAAAAAGACTATTGCCAGTTTGATTGTTTGGCAAACCAAAAGTGGTATTCATAGTAGTACTACTTTGCCCTTTTGCAATGGTCACGCTGCCAGTGTAAAATAATAACTTAGTTCCATCAGGGCGTGTAAATGTCAACTGCACTGTAGTAGTTACATCGGTAGTTTGCACCTTGTCAATGTTCACCGTGTAAGTTACATTCACGCTAGCACCTTGCACACCACTTGCAGGTGTTGCTATCGTACCAAACAAATTGTATTCAGCAACAGGCACTGGCACAGGATCACCGCCACCTAATGTCTTGGCTATTGTTACAGCACTAAACATATCAATCACACCATAGCCAAGTTCAGCACTTTTGCCTTGCGCATCGTAAACATAACCACCAGTCTTGCGTGCAGATTGACGCAAAACATCTGTGACTTGTGCCTCTGTTAGAGCAGGATTAGCAAGTATTACACTACCTGCTATTGCAGCCATTACAGGGCATGAACATGATGTGCCACTAAAGTTAGTATAGTTGCTTGTTGTGTTGTAACCAAATGCACCCATGCGATCAGTTGTAGGGCATCCAACACCGGGCGTTGCAGCAAATGTTTTTGGTCCGTAATTACTAAAAGTTGCACGTGTATTTGTAGTGGTTGATGCACCAACTGCATGTACCATCGGATAGATTGCAGGTGCTTGTGTGAAGTTGCCGTTATTCTGATTGCCACTACTTGCAAAAATCGGAATGCCTTTACCACCACGACCAAATGTCTTTGCAGCTGTAAGTCCATTTTGAAATAGTGGATAGCTTGTAGTACCACCACCACCCCATGACATTGACACAGCTACACAATTCACGTTGGCTATTGCTTTATTGATTGCACGTGTTACAATTGTATCGGATGTGCCGAAGCTACCACCTGCTGTGCTTCCATAACCAATGTGCAAAAATTGCACTTTCAATTTATTGTTGCCAAGTGATGACACACCTATGCCGTTGTCTGTGCTTGCACAAATTAATCCACTACATGGTGTGCCATGCTTTTCGAATTCACTTGCAGGTCTTACATCCGCTGCATCTGTTACGCAGTTCCAACTAGTAGGACTAATGCGATTAACCAAATCTTCGTGATCCACTTCGCAACCGATGTCAAGTACTGCCACTTCACCATAGGCATTTGCACCAATTAGTGACCATGCTTCTTTTGCTTTTGCATTTGGTAAGTGCCACTGCGCATCGTATGCGTATGCATCTGCATCTACTGCAAATTGTTGTATGTAATCAGGCTCAACACTGATGAACAATTTACTGCTCATCATTGCTAAATAAAATTCATCATAACTTGCAAATGCAGGTACTTCAACAAATAGTGTTTTAGTGATTTCAAATTCATCCACTATAACTACTTTGTTTTTTTGCAAGTAAGCATAAGCAGCTTTGTAGTCGTTGGCAATAGCAATAGCAAGACCAGTTGGTATGTTATCTTGTGCCTTGTCTATTTCATATGCCTGCGATACTTTGGTAGCATTAGTCTTAACAGGTTGTGAATCTTGAAAAACAATGATGTTGAATGGCTCATGCACCGCAACAACATTGCTCTTTGTTTTGTTTTTTTCAAATGACGATTTGTCTTTGAACTTGACTGCATTTATTTTCATTTGGATGGGTTTACACTTTTCAATAATTCATCTAACTCATGGACCAATTCAGCCTCGTAGTTTTTTACACCTGCCATAGCTACACCAACTTCATTAAAAAAGCCTTCAATGCTGTAACCTTTCACCTTACCTTCTTTCACATCTTGCCACACGCTGTCATCGTCTACGTGCGTACCAATAAACCATGTGCCATCGGGCAAATCATTCAATCCAAGTTCAATGCTCTTATCGTTCTTGCCTTCTTTAATCCATGATTCAACAACGGTCACACCCGTGACTGGTATCTCGTGTTGCAAATTAGTGGTGTGTTGCAAGTTCTTTTTGAAAAATTGATGCGCTACCTGTTGCACTGTTACCTTTTCAAAGTACACATAGTACGGCTCACCCTTCTCATCATAGCGCAGTATCTCTTTATCAGGTATGAGTGCAGCACCATACATCATGCGTCTTTCCTTGTCAACTTTTGCAAGCTGCATTTTGCTTAACGCTATCCAGTTCTCTTCTATTGCAGGTGTGTCAACCAAACCCATTGCCGTGATGCCAAGTCTACCCTCGGCATCTATCACACATTTAACTACTTTTCTTTTTTCCATATTACAAATATATTTTATTTATCCGATACGTGATAAGTCCTCAACCTTTGTGCGCACTTCTTGTTGCGATGCCACATCACCTGCTAGCACATACGCACGTGGTGTAACTTGGTCAGGTCTGTCTTGCAAGAATGATGAAGCAAGTGGATTGAACTGCGCAGGTTGTGAGCTTGTGTCACCGCCACCACCACCGCCCCCACCGCCTATTGATGGTGTAGGTGTTGTTGAACTTGATGCAGGTGATTCATATTTAGTCGCTGCAATTTTTGCGATGCTTGCTATACCAGTTGATGCTGCTAATGCAAGTGACGCTATGCCAACTGGACTAGGTACAGGACCTATTGCAACTGGTGCTTGTGCTAATGATGATGTGACAGCTTTGGCTGCATCCATTACAGCACCTGCAAGTTGTAGCTTTTTATTGAATTGAAATTGCTTTTTAAAAAGTGCCTCCTCTTGTGCGCTACCTTTTTTTACTTTGGCTAACTTGTTTGCAAACGCTGCATCACTTATGCCTTGTATTGCATTGACTGCACCTTGCGCTAATTCAATGCCTTGATTAACTGTGGCTAATTGATCTTGTCTTTTTTTCTCTTCTTCACTTAATGCTATGGCAGCAGCCTCTTCTGCATTTGCTTTTTTTACTGCATTGACTTCTTCACCTTGTTGCTTTTCTATAGCAACCACATCTATTGCCTGCGCTTCTTCACCCGGCTTCAACGATGCATTAAATGCTTTTGCTGCTGCAATTAACTTTGCATACTTTTCTTCTACTGCTAATACTTCTTTTTCATCATCACTAAGACTGTCTAACAAATTCTGATTTTGCAGTGCTGCTAATTGCGTGTAGTAATCATCCGAAAGTGCTTGTCTTTTTGCTGCTTCATCTTGCGCTGCTTTTGTCCTTTCTTGTTCATGCTCTTCAAATGATTTTAGCAAGTCATCAAACAATGCCTCTTCTTCTTTGGCAAGGTCTTGTGCTATTTTTAATTTGGCATCTGCTTCTGTCTTAGCATCCGCTGCTGCCTTTTGTGATGCTGCTTTGTTCTTTGCGTCACGTGCATTCAACAATCCATCACGTGTATTTTCTAAATCTGTTACTCCTTTTTTCGCTGCTTCTGTTGCTTCTTTAGTTTCCTTTTCTACTTTGGCAGGATCAAACAATAAGTTTGAAACGGAATCCGTAAACTTATTTCTAAGATTGCCAACTTTTGCAAAGGTTTCATCAGTAATAAATCCAGCTTTATTCAAGCCTTCGGTAAGCAAATCAACACCTGCTAAAAGAGCAGTAAGTGGTAACGAAACAAAATTTAAAAGTCCTTCTAAAATTTCTTTGTTTCTTTTCGCTGCATCTATCTGACCCTTTGCCTGCGCTTCTGTTGTTTCCGCTGTTACTTTTGCTGTAAGTATTGCAAAGTCTAATGCTTCTAACTTTTTTTGCAGTATCTCTTCCTCAGTAAAGCCTTGCCTTTTTAGTGATTCTTCTTGCTGACCTATTGCA